GAAACACTAGTCCGTATCAATAATAATCTATCGACTGCAAAGTGTTGGAAAACGGTAATAGACTGGGATGTCAGTGTTGAATATACAATATCTCATCCAAAGGGGGATATCACTGTATCTGATAATAAGCTCCAAGATAGTCCCAGTATGACCAGAGAGACAGAGGTTATTCATTGGAACGGGACATGTCAACCAGAAGAATCAAGTCGAGTGAAGGTTGTCCGTTCTAATTGTGAAAAACTAGAGGGACACGGGAATATAAACGTAACCTTATATTCATTTGTACGGATTAAGAACTCGAAAACATTTATATATAGAACGGCTAGATCTTCATGGAAGTACAAGTTATGTGTAATATGGGAAGGAACAACCAAAGAGAATGCAGAAAAGTCAGAAAAGAGATACGAGATATCTGTTGAATCAGATGTAAGTGATATATGTAAGATAGATCCCAAGTATACATCAGCATCATTTTTCGAGAAGATACTCGATGTGGCATCTATTTCATCAGAGAAGAGGCAATTACTCAATATGCACGGATAAAATCAATTATTTACTTTCTTTCTTATTTGAACATTTTGATTTTCTTTTAATATGATGTCCCATTACATATTTCAATGAAAACGCCCCGGCAGTCATGCCATTCTTCAACACATATTCATGTTTTATAGATACTGCACGAGATCTGATTTCAGAAAGACAAGTCCTCTCTTCTTTGACAGACATATCTGAAATAGCAGGAGTCATTGTCCTCTTATTCATATTGTCATGTTCTTCGTCCATGGTACCTATGAATAAATATATATAAAATTATATATGCAATTAAACACGGGAACATAGGATGACTGAAGAAGAAAGAACTGTTTTGCTACAGACAAAATTGAACGATGTGTGTTTATCTATTCGTCCAGACAGTCGTCTATGTAATTCATATATAAAGGGAACAATCGGAGATGATTGGTGTGTGGACCGGGTTGTACGAGAATGTTGCATGATGCATTGGCTTTATAGATATACCAATTACCAACAAAGAGTGTATGATGCCTATAGATATTTCTCATATGTATTCACAGACAGTAGGACGGTAAATGATTTCGTCAAGAATAGTGTTCAGCCCCATATCAAGGCTGAAATAATTTTGGCATTTGGTGGAATCCCACTCATATGGCCTTGGGTAACACCCCCAGTATATGATAGTGAAAAGATTGATAATATTGATAACCACGAGAACCCAGAAGAAGTAGCCTAGTATTTACATAAAACCTTACATTGTAGACCTTATAAATTCAAATTGTACCTCGTCACACAAGATCTTCCATAGAGAATCTTGGATCTGTATCTTATCTTGAGATACGAGAAGAGGAAAGTATGGTAGAAATTCATCCAGACCAAGAATCTGTATAAACTTATGGATGAGATACGAGTACGATAACATATTCTGTCTGGTTTTTCCGACTACCATCCTCTCGAACGGTTTTTGAAGCCTCTCAAACATTTGTAGAAGACTATCCTCCTGTTCCTCTGACATCTGAGGTGGTATTTTCCCGGTGATGATGGTTGTAATCTGTACACAATGGTTATAGTACTTGCTCTGTCTCATCTTCTTCAAGATAGATCTGATCTTGTGGTGATCAACCTTTTCCATATCAGTGATTCTCTCCTTCTTGAGTTCCTTCCGAACAAGATCTACGATTTCATCAGAAATTGTTGTCGTCTCCTTCCCCTGTGTCCTTTTAAGCCAAGTTTTGAAATGGTTGTGACGCTTGTAGAGATATGCAGTGGTCGGCGTATACCCTTGTGAAATCAGTTCACCCCGTGTCATTTCCTGATAGAAGCTCGTTTTACCACAGGATGGACATACTCTTTGGGCTTCCTTCTTATTATAGAGAAGTTCTACGTTACAACTTTCACATTTCCATTGTTGTTCGTGGCTCTTTTCAGATTCACAGATAGATGTATCGATATGAGAGCTGTCTCGTCCCTTTCTCTTCCTAGAACTTTGTACAAAGTCTTCGATCTTGCATACAGTTTTTTTACTCGTGACAAGATCATGTGCATTCATCTTCTTTAGGAATTTTACATCTTGGATGTTATTTGTGTCAGTAGACGAAATAGACTCGACAATCGTAGAAAGAGCTCTGACATCTGGGAATTCAACGTCCATAATTGGTAATGAAGAATATGTCCGACCAGTCGTATGATATTATAAATGTTTAAGATTTTCCTTGTAATGCGTTAATTGTTGTATTAAAAATATATTCGGATAGAGTATATCAAAAAAAATATTCAATATACCAATATGACTACTACTACTCTATTTGAAACCTCTCTTATTGGCAAGGAATTGAAGGATGTGACTGCCAAGCACGACGACATCGTGAAACAGATGAAGGAAATTGTCGAGATCCTAAAGGAAAAGAACCAGGAACTCCAGGCCCTTAAGGAACATGGCCTCGTTGTAACCGGTGCTAAGGCTATCCTAGAGAGTCTTCAGAAATCTATCCTCGACCAGGATATTGAAGAGTAAATAAAAGTTATACAATGGTAACTATTTTATAGAATTCAAGTCTAGGGAGTGTCATTTTTTATATTATATTTCGGTATAAGAACACTGGATTATATACATCATGGACATGATGAAGAGTATTTCGGATATTGAATCGGGACCTACAGTTCCCCCAAGGGATGTTCCAACTACTAAAATATCTATAGGAGCGATCGATGGTCTTCCTTTCCCTACAAAGAAGTCCCTCCCTAAAAAGGTGAAGAAGCCCAAAAAAGTGAAGGCTGTTGTCGAGACGCCTGTAAACCCAGTAGAACTTGACATGTTTAGTTCAATTGGGAACATGGATAAGATGGCTTCAGATACTGTAATGGAGAAGAAGGTTAAGAAGAAGAAGAAGAAGAAGTCGGTTTCATCATTGGGATCTATGTCTTCCAATTCTTCAATGGGTGGATTTTCAATGGATAGTGATAGTTCGGGTAAATCTAGCAGAGGTAGTAATATGTCGGGGTCATCGTACGCGGATAGGGAACAATTTACTAAAGAACGCCGGAAAGAGGAAATCATGCAGGAGAAGATCGAGATGCTCACCAGGATCTCCAAAATGTCCAAAGATGGATTCACAACTGCAAAGAAATGGAAACTCACGGATGACATGGATGAGATCAGATTCGAGTGTTACCGCATGACACGAGAGAGTAACTCCCAGAAGGCTGTGAAGAAGATGCAACACATTCTTATTTCTGTAGCAACCATGATTGAATTTGCAAATGGAATGGTGAACCCTTTCAACCTTAAACTACAGGGGTTTTCTCAGAATATGATGCTTACAGTTTCAGATTATGATGACAGCCTAGAGGAGCTACACCATAAGTGGTCTGGGAGGACATCATTTGGACCAGAGATGACTATCATGATGACATTTGTATCTTCTGCCATTTTCCAGCATGCCGGTAATGTGGCAAGTACACCAGCACAACCTGCCGCAGCAAAGGCTGCCCCTGGAAAGGACATGTCATCCATGCTTGGAATGTTCTCAAGTATGATGCCCAAGCCTAAGCCTAAGCCTATCCCCGTACCAGTAGCAACACCAGCTGCAACTGTTGAAACACCAACTGAATCAGACACACCAGTTATTCCCAAGAAAAGGAGGAGTATGAAGGGTCCATCTGCCAACATTTTGGAGAATTTGACACCCAGTATGACAGTGTAAAATAAAGGTAGATAGTTTTGTATTAATTATGGTCTTGAGTTTCTAATTTTTCTTAAATAATTACCAGTTTACCCGTGTATTATTCAACGGAATTCAAATTCCAATATCCTATCATTCGAATCATCCTGCAGATTGAAAGATGGGCGGGGAAGAAAAGTCGATGGGATGTTCGATTTGGCAAACCCTCTTTCTCTGCTTCTACTCATTGCTTGCATTGCTGTCTTCCTCTTCCCAGCGAAAGTTCGTAGGAATTCGTTGTTCATTTCTCCAACAGTGCCAAGTGTGAGGAATAGAGATCGTTCAAATGATTCATACATTGCATCTGTTACATTTCCATATGAGACCATTGAATCAATAGATTCTTGAACTTGACGGAAAACAACATCCTTGTTCTCCTTGGATAAGAATTTCGATCGAAGTTGTTGCTCAATTGGCGAAAGGTTTTCACCGTTTCCCTGAAGAGTGTAGTTCACAAAACGTCCAGTAATGTTTCTCGAGTCCATATTATAGTTTATTACGGGTCAATAATATATATAACACCCACATACAAAATATTACTCCATTTACCATCTAATCGAATCCATTGATATACTCGATAAAAAACTATCCACTGATTTACTGACTAGGGGTGGTGGTACTTTAAAATCTTCTACCAATTCGTCTGACGCTTCTCCCACAGATGATTCTTCAGACGAATCCT